AGTGAATGGCGACGATAAGGGCATCGACCAGCGAGAAGGTCTACCAGATCAAGAAATGGCTTGGTCTGAACGAGAACCCGGACGGCGACACCAAACTGAAGATGGGCGAGGCGGCCGAGTGCCTCAACTGGAAGATCACCCGTGACGGCAACCTTCAGCGCCGGCCGGGGCAGAGACTCGCCGGCACCCTGTCGGAAGGCTACCCGGTGAAGGGCATCTGGAGCGGGAGGGTCGGCACGTATGAGTACGTGCTGGCCGCCTGCAACGGCAAGGCCTACGTGGTGTATGACGGATTCTCCGGCGAGTTCTCCGTGAGCGAGATCGGAAGCATCAACACGGACAACCCGGTCCACATCTTCGGATTCGACAATAAGGCGTACTTCCTGAACGGTGTGGAATACAAGGTATGGGACGGCACGACAATGTCGGACGTTACCGGGTACGTACCGCTGACGCTGGTCTCCTGCGCCCCTGCCGGAGGCGGGACGGAGCTGGAGCAGGTGAACAAGCTCACCGCCGGGCGCCGGGTGCGGTTCTCCCCGGATGGGAGCGCCACTGTGTTCCAGCTTCCGGAGACCGCCCTGCATTCCATCGACTCCGTGACGAAGGTGGAGGACGGGAGCGCCATGACCGGGTGGACGGGCGACACTGCCAACGGCACGGTGACCTTCAGCGGTTCGGCTCCGGCGGCAGGGAGCAACACCATCGAGGTCGCCTATACCGCAAGCACGGACTTCGCCTCTCAGGTCAAGGCCATGCGGTACTCCGAGCTCTTCAACGGAACGCAGGATTCCAGAGTGTTCCTGTACGGTGACGGGAGCAACCAGGTGTTTTACTCCGGACTGGACACGGACGGCAATCCGAGGGCGGACTACTTCCCGGACATGAACGTCGCCGCCATCGGCGCATCGAACACACCGGTGACGGGGCTGATCCGGCACTACTCCCGGCTCATGGCGTTCAAGACGGACAGCGCATACTCCATCACTTACGGGAGCATCACGCTGGAGAGCGGTCTGGTGACAGCCGGGTTTTATGTGGTACCTGTCAACAGGACGATAGGCAACGAGGCGCCGGGGCAGGTACAGCTGGTGCTGAACAGCCCCCGGACGCTGTTCGGAACGGATCTTTACGAATGGAAGAATAATTCGTCCTACTCATCCAACCTGAGTGTGGACGAGCGTCAGGCGCAGCGCATCTCCGACCGCATCTGGTCATCGCTTGGCGGATTCAACACGGCGTCCTGCATCTGCTACGATGACAACGCCAACCAGGAGTATTACATCTGCTACAACGGCACGGCGCTGGTGCACAACTACGCCGCCGACGCATGGTACAAATACTCCAACATGGACGTGCAGTGCATGACGGCCATCCGTGGCCGGCTGGTCTATGGCACGGGCGACGGCACGGTGCTGGAGCTGACGGACGCCGCCATGGACGACATGGGCACGCCCATCGACGCCTACTGGGAGTCCGGGGCGATGGACTTCGGCATGGACTTCCGGCGGAAGTACTCTTCCATGGTGTGGGTGAGCGTGAAGCCCCAGACGGCGAGCTACGTGGAAATGACCATCCTGACGGACCGGAAAAGCGAGTTTGCCGACAAGGCGGTATCCACGGGCCTTGCGGTGAACCTTTTCGGGGAATGGGACTTTGGCGCACTGAGTTTCTTCGGCAACGTCCAGCCCCAGGTGAAGCGGGTGAAGCTAAAGGCAAAGAAGTTCACCTACTACCGTCTCATCTTCAAGAACGACCTTGCGGGCACCACTGCCACGGTGCTGGAGGCAGACATGAGAGTCCGGGTCACCGGCTATGTAAAGTGAGGGACAACGAATGGCAATCAGTTCTTTTACCGACGATGTGAACATCATCTCCGCGCTGGGCGACAACCCCAACACGGACGACAGCCTGTCGGCGGCGCAGCTGAAGGCGAAGTTCGACTTTGCGGCGAACCTTATCAAGACCTACATCAACAACACGATGGTGGGCGCCATCAACGGCAACAGCACGGGCGTGGCGAACAACGCCACCGCCATTGCGGGGCTTGGCACGTCCAAGGCGGACGCGGCGACCACGCTGGCGGGATACGGCATCACTGACGCCATGACGGCGGCGGCGATCACGGCGGCTCTTGCGCTGAAGCAGGACCTGATCCATGTGACGGACACGGCTCCCACCAGCTCCAGCCCGGATGGGATCTATCTGGTGTACGAAGAGTGAGGTGAGGTAGATGGCGAGCAGTGTTTCCTTGGTGGCGCGATATTGCTACGCCACATTCAGCGGAAGCGCATCTCTTAGCGGCAACACTGTTACATACAGGGCCAGCGTCACTGCTTCGCAGGGCGGCGGAGGCGACGTAAACAGCTTTACCGCGAAAGCCGCCGGTACCACGCTTGCGAGCGGAAGCATCGCATGGGGAGGATCGAAAAGCGGGTCCGCAAACATCGGAAGCGCTACATGCCATCCCGGGCAGACTGTATCGACAAGCGTTTCCTGTTCGCTATGGTCGCGGCATCAGCAAAGCGATAGCGGTGAAACCAAATACGGCAGCTTTACGATCTCCTACACCAGAACAAAGGCCACCATCACCCTTGACCCGGGAAGCGGAAGCGGCGGTACAGCATCGGTGGAATGTACATATGGTGAGGCGATGCCAGCCATCACTATCCCGGAACGGAGCGGTTATGCCTTCATGGGCTACTTCTCCGGGGAGGGCGGTACCGGGACGAAGTACTACAACGCAGACGGTTCTTCCGCTACGAATGCCGACTTTGATGCCGACACCATCCTCTACGCCCACTGGGACGCCATGAGCATCCTCCATGTGAAGGACGGGGAGACCATCCGGACCATCACCAACATCAAGGCGGTGCAGAACGGCACTGTGCGGGACATCATCGGGTGCTACGCCGTGGTGAACGGCGAAGTACATCAGGGGGTATAACCATGACCATTAATCCTACAACCTATGCCATCGCCATGACGAGGGGCGACAGCGAGAGTCTGACGGTGCAGTGCACCACAGACCCATACTCCGCCGGCGACACCATCACGCTCACCGTCCGGGACGAAGCGGACGGGAACATCCTCCTCCAGAAGGTGGTGACGACCTTTTCGGACGGCGTGGCGGTCATCGGCATCCAGCCGGAGGACACGGAGGGCATCGAGTTCGGCAACTATGTCTATGACATCCAGCACAAGGACGCCTACGGCAACGTGCTGACGATCATCCCGCCCAAGCCGGGCAATCTTCCCAAGTTCAAGCTGACGGAGGAGGCGACGTACTGATGCCGGACATCAATGTAAACGTCCTCGACCAGCAGAACACCGTCAACGTCTCCGCCGGCGTTTACCCCACGCTTCTTGTTGACGTGGACCATGAGGAGAACACGGTCAGCGTCACGGTGGAGAAGCAGACCCCGGTGGTGGATGTGCAGGTCATTGCCACTGGCCCTCAGGGACCCAAGGGCGATAAAGGCGATAAGGGTGACACCGGCGACACCGGACCGCAGGGACAGCAGGGCGAACAGGGACCGCAGGGCGAGACCGGACAGCAGGGGCTGAAAGGGGAGACGGGGGCGACCGGACCAAAAGGAGACACCGGGCCTGCCGGACCAAAGGGCGACGCCTTCACCTACGAGGACTTTACCCCGGAGCAGCTGGAAGCACTCACCGGCCCGCAGGGTCCCGCCGGGGCTACAGGTCCCGCAGGACCGACTGGACCGCAGGGACCGAAGGGGGATACCGGCGACACCGGCCCCGCCGGAGCGACAGGAGCGACAGGACCCCAAGGCCCTACCGGTCCGCAGGGGCCGACCGGACCCAACGGCGTGTATGTCGGCCCGAATACGCCCACCGACCCGGACGTGAACGTGTGGGTGGATACGGACGAACAGGGACAAAGTATCGTCACTTCTGTCAACGGTGCAACTGGTGCTGTTGTGTTGGATGCGGAAGATGTAGGGGCGATGAGCGAGTGGACGCTGCTGTGGACGAACGCAAGCCCATCTAGCAGTTTTGCGGCTCAAACTGTGCAGTTAAATTTAAGCGGATATGACATGGTTGGTGTTTTTGGGTACAACGACAAAAATGACGGCGGAACAATGGCATTTGCTCCCGTTGGAGAGTCTAGCGCACTATTCTTTATGTATAACTATCGCCAGAGACGATATTTTGCGGTATCGTCTGCTGGGGTACAGTTTAAGGATGGATATTCTGGGGCACTAAATAATAGTCTTAGCGTATCAAATACTGCGGCTATTCCGTATTACATTTACGGCATCAAGGGGGTATCCACATGAGCGTCCTAAAAATCAAAAACGGCTCGACATGGGAGGAAATCCCCGCCGGGGGTGTGGGTGTACCGAGCGGGGGAACGGCAGGACAGATGCTGATGAAATCCTCGTCCACGGACTATGCGACCGAATGGGGACTGCCCACCCCGGAGGACATCGGAGCTGTCCCTTATGAATGGACGCTTCTGGGAACAAGTTCCTCCTCTTCGCAAACCGTGACTTACCCGGCTGATGCAAAAGAAATTCTTATTAAAGCGAGAAGCAATTATTCTACAAATGAGGTTGCCTATTATTTGACAGTTCCCGTTTCAGCGATAAGCGATATAAACGTAATCGTTGTCGGCGGTTACTACTCCGCATCTGGTGACCACGGGATTGCAAACTGCAACCACAACGCGACAAACCGCACACTGTCCTACCGAAACATATATTATGCATCAACCTCTGGCGGGACATTCTCGTTTTACTACAGATAAGGAGGACAACAAATGTATGCTTTGAACCTTAACTCCGACAACCGCATCCTCTCCGCTTGCATAGCACTTCCCTCTACCCCGGCAGACCTTCCCCGTGTTGACGCTCTCCCGGAGGGGGATATTAACGACTGGCTGTTCTTGGACGGGCAGTTCGTGTATGACCCTCTGCCCAAGCAGGACGCCGTGCTCCGGGCTTCCGGCAACTACGAAGCCGGGACGGTTTTCACGGAAGACGGCGAACTGTATCGAGCGACCGAAAGCATTTCCGCCCATGAGCGGATCATTCCCGGCGGAAACTGCGAACCCATATCCCTTGCTGACGCACTGAACGCACTGAATAAGGAGGAGTAACCATGTACCAGAACTATGTAGTGGAGGTCAAAAAGACCCAGCAGGGCGAGTTTGAGCATAACGTCTTCTGGCTCTATGACGAAGACCCGGACAAGGCGATGCTCAAGGCCGAGAGCAAATTCCACGAGATTTTGTCGGCGGCGGCGGTAAGCACCATGGCGGAACACAGCGCCATTCTGTTCACCAGCGAGGGCTTCCCGAAAGAGCATAAGTGCTATAAGCACGGGGTGTGACCATGGAGACGTACATCGGGTACATCATTTCCGGCATATTCGCCGTCATCGTGGCGATCGTGGAGGTGAGGGGCGCGAGATTCCGGAAACGAGACGAGGCCAGAGCGGAGCGGCGGGAGAAGGAAAACCGCCTCTCCATGGACCTTATGATAGCGACTTCCGAGATGACGGATGTGCTGTGCATCGCCTTGCAGGGCGGGCACACAAACGGGAACGTGGAGGCGGCACGGGAGAAAGGGCGGAAGGCAAGGGATGCCTACCGGGACTTCCTCCGGGACACCGCCGCGCATCAGGTCACGAAAATCTGAGGGGGCGTAGCATGGCAATGAATTTCATCGACATCGCTTCGTGGCAGAGCGGGATGGACCTGGAGCAGATGTTCCGGGAGAACCCCACTCTGGACGGAGTCATCGTGAAGTCCACCGAGGGTGTGGGGTACGTCAATCCCTGCTGTGACGGATGGGTGCAGGCGCTGCGGAAGCTTGGCAAGCCTTGGGGCTTTTATCACTACCTTATTGGCGCTGATCCGGTGGCAGAGGCGGACTACTTCTGGCAGCACACCCGGTCCTACTTCGGAGAGGGCATCCCCTGCGCCGACTATGAGGGCGAGGCGCTCCACGCCGGGACGGGGTATCTCAAGAGTTTCCTCGACCGCATCCATGAGCTCTCCGGGGTGAAGCCCTTTGTGTACTGCTCCCTGTCCGTCGTCCAGTCCCAGGACTTCACCGCTATCGCGGACGCCGGGTATCCGCTATGGGTAGCACAGTACGCGGACATGAACCCCGTGAGCGGGTTCCTTGACCACCCGTGGCAGAAGGGGAGCGTCAAGCCCTTCTCCCGGTTCGTGATGCACCAGTACACCAGCAACGGCCGGCTGAACGGCTGGGGACGCGGTCTGGACTTTGACCAGTACGGAGGCTCTTATGCCGAATGGCTGGAGACCGCGAGAGGGAACGCCGGCCCCGCGCCCGTGCACCACGGGGTTGACCCAACGGTGGTATGCGAGGTGCTGCAGGGCAAGTACGGCACCGGGATGGAGCGGGTGCGTCTGCTGACCGAAGCCGGGTACGACCCCGAAGAAGTGCAGGACAAGGTGAATGAGCTTTACGGCGTGGCGCAGTCCTGTCTCAAATTCGCAAGGGGCAATATGGAGTACATCAACCAGATCGTATACATCATGCGGTCACTATGAAAGGAGACAAAACCATGAAACTTCCCAACCGTGTTTATGACATCCTCAAATGGATCGCGCTCATCTGCATCCCGGCTGTGGCCACGTTCTATGTGGCGCTCGCCTCCGTGTGGGGCTGGCCTTATGCCGACGAAGTGGCGAAGACCGCAAACGCCGTGTGCGTCCTCATCGGTGCGCTCATCGGGATCTCCACCGCGCAGTATTACAAGGACGTTTAAGGGGGGCTTGATATGCTCCCAGACTTTGAGCTCATCGTCCACAAGTTCCCGGAAGGGCGGGACATCACCATCATACCAATCGCTGACGTTCACCTTGGCGCTCCTGAATGCATGGAGCAGGAATTCATGCAGTTTATCGAATCGGTGAAGGACCGGGAGGACGTGTACTTCGTACTGTGCGGGGACCTTGTATCGAACGGACTGAAGAATTCCCTTACGAACGTTTACGAAGAGACCATGCGCCCCTTCGCCCAGAAGAAGATGATGGCGGAGATCCTGCGGCCCATCGCTCCCCGCTGTCTCGCCGTGGTGAACGGGAACCATGAACGGCGGTCCGGCCGGGAAGCGGACGACAGCCCGTGCTACGACATCTGCGCCAAGCTGGACATCGAGGACCGGTACCGGGAGAACGTGGCGTTCCTAAAGCTCCAGTTCGGCGAGACCGAGCGGGACGGCATCCGGACATCCGGGAAATATCGCCCCTGTTACACCATAGCGGTGAGCCACGGAGCGGGTGGAGGGGCGTTGACGGGTGCGGGCATCAACCGCACGGAGCGTTTTTCCGCCTACATCGACAACCTCGATGCCTTCATCTCCGGGCACACCCACCGACCGGCGGTGACCCAGCCGGGGAAGATATACATCGACACAAGAAACAACCAGGTGACGGTGAAGCCCTTCAAGGTCATCACGGCGACATCCTGGCTCCGGAGCGGAGGGTACAGCTTGCAGAAACTGCTGACACCCACGACCCACGCATTGCAGACACTGACACTTCGCGGCGACCACAAAGAGATGGTCGTCACCATGTAGAGGGAGGAAAAAGAAAATGGCGCAGGCCTTAAACACGAACGTCACTTCCGGCGGCAGCAGCACCACGGACAAGTACGCGGCCGCGGCAAAGACCGGAAAGGCGACGCCCTCCGCCAAAGAGACGGCATATGCCACCGGGGTGATCGCCACCAAACCCAACAACGCGATGGGAAGCGGCGGGAGCACCGTGGCGGTCACGACCCCGACGAGCGCCCCGGCTTCCGGCGCTGTCAGTTCCGCGCAAGCGGCGGCAGCTACAGGGAACGGGAACGCCCAGCGGTATCTTGACGCCCTTGGGCTGACAGGCGCGAACGCAGCCCCCGACGACGCAACCAACACCGGGTTTAATAACCTTGGCAACAACAACGGGGCTGGCACTGGGACCGGTGGATACTACCGCAGCGGCGGTTCTTCCGGTGGAGGCGGAGGCGGCGGAGGCGGTTCCTACACCGCGCCCATCCTGCCCACCGCCACCAGTCAGGAAGCCTATATCCGCTCTATGTACGATGCCAACGAACAGGCGGCGAGGGACAATCTCCGGGCGGAGTACCAGAACAACATCGCAGAGCTGGACCGGGCGCAGGGCAGACTCCCCGACACCTACAACAGCGCTGTTGATCAGGCGAACACGCAGGCGGCTATCAACCGGGCCAACTTCAACGAGGCCGCTGCCGCCAACGGACTGAACACCGGGGCAGGGAGCCAGGTGCGTCTCTCCCAGAACAACGCCCTGCTGGGCAACGTGGCAAGCATCCGGAGGGCGCAGGCGGACGCACAGTCCGACCTTGACTTCCAGCGCACACAACTGGAGGCGCAGTACCAGCAGGCCATCCGTGACGCTGTGGCGAAGAACGACCTCCAGAAGGCGCAGGCCCTGTATCAGGAAGCCCGCCGTGTGGACGAGAGCATCGTGAACACGGCCATCAATCAGGCCAATCTAAACTGGAACATCTGGAAGACACTTTACGGCTGATAAGGAGGGCCAGCAATGGCAATGCAGAAACTACAGAGGACACAGCAGCCGGCGGCGAAGGCCAGTACCCCCGCCGCCAAGCAGAAGTCCTTTGGCAGCACGGGCGGATCGTACCGGGGCACCGGGAACACCGCTACCCAGAGCCGGTCCTCCGGTGAGAACGAATTCGCCAACGCCCTTGCCACGGTGACTTCCTCCAACGCGGTCACGGATGGGCCTGCCAGCATCCGCACCCCGGAGCTGGACAGCGCCGTCGGCAACACCAACGCCACCGGGCCTATTTCTGAATACGCCAACCCGGACAACTGGACGGGTGATGCCGGTCTTTACCTTCAGATGGGCGGAGACGTGGATATGGCCACGGTGCGCGGGCTGGACAATATCGGGCGCAGGTATCTGGGCGACATGGCGGGAGGCATCCGGAACACCATCAACGAAGCCGGGTATCTGGCGCAGGGCTCCATGGGCGGCATGCAGAACGACCCCACGCTGAGCGGAGACGCCGCCCTGTATATGCAGACGTTCGGCGACGAGATCCCGGAAGTGGAAGAACTGAAGCGCACCACCGACTTCGGGCAGAATTTCCAGAACGAGACCCAACGGCTGTATGGAGACATGACCGGCGGATGGAAGACGGCCGCAGACCTTGCCGGCACCATCGGACAGCAGACCCCGGCAATGGCGCTTAACCTTATCCCCGGCGCCGGGCAGGCTCTGTCCTCCGCCTATCTCTTTGGGAGCGCCGCCGGTGCGGCGACGGAAGAAGCCGCGGCCAACGGGGCCAATCCCTATGAAGCCATGCAGTACGGCGTCGCCTCCGGTGCTATGGAAGCGGTCACGGAAAGGATTTTCGACGGCATGTCCGGCCTGCTGGGCAAGGGTGCCGCGGACGATGTGGTGGAGGCGGTCATCGGCAAACTGACAGCGAAAAACGGGAGCGCCGCTTTGCGGAACGCCCTGCGGCTTGGTTTCGGCGCTTTGGGCGAGGGCGCAGAAGAAGGCATCAGCGCTCTTGCGGACCCCATCCTCCGGAGCATCTACAACAATCAGACCGTGCGGGAGAATTACCGGGACATCGACTGGGGCGACGTGCTCTACCAGATCGAGCTTGGCGCACTCTCCGGCGGCGTGCTTGGTTCCCTTGGCATGGCGAACGGGCAGTTCCGGGGGAAGAATGCGGCGCTGAACCAGCGTGTGGTGACCGAAGTGGTGAACGACGTGCTCGCCAACACGGAGGAAGGACAGGCTGTTGCGGAACGTGTGGAGAATTCTCCAGTAGGGGAGAACCCAGCCGACACTCCGGCCCCAGAGAACGAGAGGCTGTTCCATGAACCGGTGAACCGGTCCGGAGCGAACCGCATCCTGTTCGACCCGGAGCAGAGGGCGGCGTTTGAAGCGGAGACGGGCGTATCTCTGAGCAACATGTCCGTCCGGGACGCGGCCAACCTTATCATGGAATACTCCCGGCAGTCGGCAGAGACCGGGCAGACCGGCTTTGACCTTGCGTATCCCATCCGCACGCCCCAGGCTCCCAACCAGTTCGACCACCCATTTACCAGAAGCGAAGCACAGCAGGTGGCGAACGACCCTACCCTCCGCGCCCTGTTTGAGCAGGAGACCGGGCGGAAGATTCCCGGAAAGAAATATGCCGTCCAGTTCATCCAGAACGTGACGGCACAGCTTGCGGAACAGGCGAATGCGCCCGCCGCCCCCACGTCCCCCATTGCGGAGGCAATATTGAACAACGAACAGCAGGTCACGGAGCAGACTCCCCAGACAGAGGCTCCTGCCACTGCGCCTGTCCCCACCCCTGCCCAGCCTGCGCCAACGGAACAGGCTCCGGTGAACGCTCCGGCACAGCAGACGGCGACCGCACAGCAGGCGGAACGGCCCGGCACCACGGTGCGTCCGGTGCGCCCTGCCCCACGGACGGCGGAAGGCACCAAGCTCTCCGCCAGCGTGGAGACGGTGCAGAATTCCCCCGTTACCTCTCCGGAGTTTTCCGGGCTTATCGACCAGACGGTCTCCGAGCGCGGATACCGCTATATTCCCATCACCAACAACGAGACGGTGAAGAAGGCGACCGACCTTATCAAGCGGGTAGGATGGAACGCGGCGAGGGCGGACTGGACTTCGGACGTGCGGCAGGGGAAGACCAGCGCACAGATGATGGCCGTCGGCGCTCTGCTGTACAACAACGCTGTGAACGCCGGCGACATGAAAGCCGCTGCGGAGATCATGGCGGACTATGTGGCGGCAGGCACCAACACCGCGCAGGCTTTGCAGGCGAGACAGATCATCTCTTCCATGCAGCCGGAGATGCGTCTCTACATGATAGAGCGGACGCTCCGGCAGCTGTCCGAGTCGGTGAAGAACAAACTCCCCGACGGCATCCAGATTAGCGACGAGCTCCGTGACCGTTATCTCAAGGCGGAAACAGACGAAGAGCGGGACGCGGTGATCGTGGACATGCAGAAGGAAGTGGCGAAGCAGGTGCCGGCGTCCTTCAAGGACCAGTGGACGGCGCTCCGGTATGTGAACATGCTGGGCAACTTCCGCACGCAGGCCCGGAACATCCTTGGCAACCTCTCCATGTCTCTGCTGACCAGCACGAAGAACGCTGTGCAGACGGCGCTGGAAGGCGCTGCGTACCTTGCCACCGGCGGGAAAACGCAGAGGACCACCTCGCTTGTGGCGAACCGGGATCTCGTCAACGCCGCCAAGGCGTACTACAACGCCCACGCGGATGTCATCAACGGCGAAGGGAAATACAGCGACAACCGCACCGCCACCGGGTTCATGAAAGGCGTGGAGGACCAGCGCACCATCTTCGGCAAGGGAGCGCGGAGCGAATGGGCGTCCAACCTCGCCAGCCGGATCGCCGGCAGGGACGTGGAAGTCCAGAAAAACATTCTGGAGGACTACCGCAGGGCGACCAACTGGGCCATGACCCGCGGTGACACCGTGTTCATCGGCGGGCGCTTTGCCCGGACGCTTGCCGGGTATCTGCAAGTCAACGGGATGGACGCGGCCACCTTCTCCGGCATCCAGGACGGAAGCATCCAGCCCACGGCGGAACAGCAGACGCTCATCGACAACGCGGTGAATTATGCCACGCAGGAAGCCCAGGAGGCCACCTTCCACGACAACAACGCCCTGTCCAACTGGATATCCAAAATCGGCAGACGGAAGGACACGAACAAGATCGGCAAGCTCATCTCCGAAGGCATCATGCCATTCCGGAAGACCCCAGCCAACGTGCTGATCCGGGCGGAGGAATACTCCCCTCTGGGCTTTGTGAACGCCACGGTGAAGGCGATACAGGCGAGCAGGGGGACGGGCAACGTCACATCGAGCGACGTGATCAACAGCCTGTCCAAGGCCTTTACCGGTTCCGGCATTTTCCTGCTTGGTATGCTTCTCCGGAACGCCGGATGGTTGACCGGAGAAGAGGACGACGAAAAGCAGGACGAGTTCAACGACCTTCGCGGCGGGCAGGCATACGCCCTCACCCTCCCGGATGGGACGAGCTACACTCTGGACTGGGTATCCCCGACCGCTGTTCCCCTGTTCCTTGGCGTACAGATGATGGACGAGATCCAGGACGGCGGATTCCAGCTGAAAGACCTTGAGGCGGCATTCACCCGCATCACCAACCCAATGATCCAGATGTCCATGCTTCAGGGCGTGAACGACACGCTGGACAACATCAAGTACTCCGACAACAACCTTGTGCAGATCGCGCTGAATTCCGCGCTGTCCTATCTGACGCAGGGCCTGACCAACACCATGGCGGGACAGTTGGAACGGACTCTGGAGGACCGGCGCACTTCCACCTACGTGGACAAGGACTCCGACCTTCCGGCGTGGCTCCAGCGGGCCATCGGCAAGGCAGGGGAGAAGATCCCCATCCCCGGCGCTGACTTCCAGCAGGTGGAATACCTTGACGCATGGGGAAGACCCGACTCCTACGAAAGCAATCCTTTCGCACGGGCCATTGAGAATTTTCTTAGCCCCGGCTATGTCTCCCATGACAACAGCACCGCGGTGGACGACGAGCTCCAGCGGCTTTACGACGCCGGGATGGGCAACGTCTTCCCCCAGCGCATCAGCATGACGGACAAGATCAGCACGTATGACGCCCACGGCCAGAAGACCGGGGAGCGGCAGCTGACGGCGGACGAATATGTGCAGGTCCAGCGGCAGGCCGGGCAGGGCTCTCTCCGCATGGTGCAGGATCTCATTGGCAGCGCCATGTACGATGCCATGTCCGACGAGGCAAAAGCGGAAGCCATCTCCGCCATCTACCAGTTCAACCGGTACCAGGCGCTGCGAGGTGTGGAACCGTCCATGGAGGACAAGTATTCCGACATTGCGGGGCTGTCCAACATCCCGGCGTACTTCGCAACGCGGGAGGCCTATCAGGACGCTGCCGGGAACCGGTGGAACCGGGACTACGACGAGCTGGGGGACATCATGGACAGCTATTCCACCCTGGCCCCGGATGTACAGAAGTATCTGGAGGACAAAAACTCCCAGATCCGGAAGGTACACGACGCATACGAACAGGGCGTACAGCCCCGGTCGTGGTTCCAGGTGTACGACAAGGTACAGGACCTCACCCCGTATGGAGACAACGCCGGCGTGAGCGCATGGCAGAAGTACGAGACCGTGGTGCAGACCAATCCCCAGCAGGCGGACGCCCTTCTCCAGAGCTACATGCCGGAAGAAACGTATGCCCGGTACCAGACGGCACGGGACTTCGGCGTATCGCCGGACCTGTGGGCTGGCTTCTACAAGCAGTACTCCATGAACAACGGGCGGAAAGCCGCCAGCATCGACTGGATGCTGCAGCAGGGCTACAGCAAGAAGCAGGCAGAGTATATGTACTATCTCTTCAAAGAGAAGGTGGCGGACCTGCCCGGCTTCAACGACAGCTACCGCTGAACAAAAAGAGACCCCCGGTCAATCCGGGGGTCTTCTTATGTCTGTGAGTCCGACCAGCCAGTCCAGCGAAACGCTGAAGAATTCCGCCAGCTCCGCCGCGGCATCGATGCTTGGGAGCGACCGGCCCAGCTCCCACTTCCGGATGGATGTACTGGAGTACCGGATGTACTCGCCCAGCTCCTCCTGGGTGAGATGGTGTTCCCGGCGGAGGGAACGGAGGCGGGAGGGGAAGGTCATTCCCCGTCCTCCTGCTTTGCGATAAACTCCATCGCCTCATCCGCATACGGGCAATGTCCATCCTCGCAGTCCATAGGGCAGTAGTGACCGTCACAGATCTCAGGTGTGTAGTATGGGATGTTTTTCATGTTTTCCCTCCATCCATCTTTGCCCCAACCATCCAT